AGCACAAACACAGGAAGAGCCGGCAATGTTCTGCGGAACAATCTTGCCAAGCTCTTTTCTAAATGCTTTACTGGTTTGCCGTTTCTTTGCCCGTACCAAAACGCAACCGGATATTCAAATATCTTTCTTACTAGAGGATATTTTTCTGCGTAGTTCTGTACACGATCAAAGTTATTAACATAGAACGGATAGTTCATTATCCTCTCTTAACAGAACGTTCCAATCTTTTAAAACGCTTGTCGCGTTTTTCTTTGGCCATTTGTAGTTTAAAGTTGCCCACTAGATCAATAAAGTTCGTACCTTGCAAGTGATCGTATTCATGTAAGAAGCATCTTGCATCAATACCATCCATCCACATTTCAACAACAGTCTCACCATCTGTTTTAGTGAACTGTACTTTGATCTTAGCTGGTCGCTTAATCTTTAAGTAAAGCAACGGCCAAGTTAAGCAGCCTTCTTCAATTTGTACTTCACCTTCAGTTTCGATGATGGAAGGTTTGTAAACACCTATGTCACCTAAGAAACTATGAGCCATAACAAACATGTTATAACTACTACCAACTTGCGTAGCACTAAGTCCTACACCTAAATTGGCATGCATTAACTCGAGCATTTCTTTTTCGCGTTTAGTCCAGTCAATGCCGCTTTTAAACGGATCAGTTGTAGCACTTCGATGTAATGCAGGATCTCTAGGGTCAACTAGTTCACAGCGCCAATCTTCAACAATGAACTCGCCTAAACTGACATCAGTGCTGGATGCATATTTGCTATATGGGTCGTATCGTTTAATCATAACTTTATTTAACTACCTTACTAGAAAATCTTTTTTATCTTGAACAGTAGCCCAGTAATCTGCATCCGGCAGCGGATCACGTTTGTCTGTAATATTACTAGTTTGCCACTCTTTGCTAAGTTCAACATTTAAGTCAATCATATAACGTTGTTCCTGTGGCAAGTCGTTATCAGAGTAGATCGCATTAACAGGACATTCGGGCTCACACAGCGCACAGTCAATGCACTGATCTGGATTAATAACTAAAAAGTTTTCGCCTTCATAAAAGCAGTCTACAGGACACACTGTAACACAATCAGTGTATTTACATTTAATACATGCTTCTGTTACAACATATGCCATTATAGTTTCTCTCCAGCCTCAAAGCCACGGAAACGTAGGAATCTAGGAAAGCGCAAACTATAACTACCATCTTGGTTCTGCGTTACAGCATCTGCCCTTACTTCTACTACTTGACCTGGAAGAGTAGCCCTTGATTGATAAAAACTATCCCTAGCACTATCACTAAAACCTGAACCCACATTGACCTTAATAAGTTTCCCATCGTCTTCCCCTTCACAAACTAGTGCGCCTAATTTACCTACATTGCGGCCAGTACCTTCTTCTACAGCCGTTACAGTTAATGATACTTCAATGAAAGGCTTGAGTTTGAGCCACGCTGTGCTACGCTTGCACTCGTATGGAGCATCCAAGTCCTTGATCATAATACCTTCATAACCGTTCTCTACTGCACTCTTATTGTACATAGAAAACACCTTCTGCCCATGCTCAGTATCTAAATCAACTACTGCATGATCTAGAACAGTTACGTTAGGTAGCAAGTTAATGTGTTCTTCGTACCACTGCTTGAGCCATGTTGTGCGCTCGCTTTGTTTAACTGCAAACTTACCTGCAAGAAACTTGTCAAGTGGGATGATATCAAATAAATGTAGTACTGCATCACCGGCTGTTACATTTGCCTTGCGGTGAACCTGCTTCATTAGATCCTGAAAGCTGCTGCTCATAATCTCCCCGTCAAAAACGGTCGGTGAGCCTAACTTGTTTGCTACGCTGGCGAACTGCTCTTTGATATGTCCAAAGTTTAGCAACTCCTTACCATTGCGGCTAAGATGGTCTACTCGTCCATCCGGATAGACTACAGTTAACACTCGCACACCATCCAACTTCACTTCGATCATTTTCGTGCCGCACACTTTACGTTCATGGTTGGCACTGTCGTGACTAAGCTGACATTCAAAAATAGGAATAGCACCTTTAAAAACTTTATTAACGGTCTTTTCACTTACACCGCAACGTAGATCCTTAATAAGGATGCGGCGATACCAATGATTCCACTGCTCTTGTGTAGCAGAGTCCATCATTCTAGCTACGGTATCACGAGCAAGGTTACCGGTGAGTGAACGATTAACAAAGCCAGTAAGTGCTAGTGTAAATGCATCCCAACTTAGTCCAGGTCCGTCTTCATTTTTCTTCTCCGGAATCTGCTTGAGACCAAATGTAATCATCGGGTCAAGTGCCAACCGGCAACCTTCTATAAATTCTGCGTTATCTCTGTTAGCGTCGATAATCCGCTCTTTGTCAGTACGCAGATTATGTGTTTCCAAATCTTTAATGATTTGCCATGGGCTGTTCATCGTGTTACCTTATTATTAAATTTGATAACACATTATAGCAAACATTGCATCAAATGTCAATGTTATTATGACTTTTTACTTTCAAAGACGTAATCATGTAGCTGTAAATTAACATACTCAGCTAATCTTGGATAGATGCTCTTCCAATCTAAGTTCCGACGTCTATCCAATTCATCTAGGTGTGATCGGAAACGATACATTTCATACTTGTTTGGTTTAGCATTTACTAACTGCTTACGAATACCTTCTAGGTAAGAAATATCCCTGTTAAAAGTTTGATTCCTGCTTTCAAGAGTACGTATTAACTGATCAATCTCAGGCACACAATAGTCACCGAACACACTAGGATTCATCCACTTTGGATCCTGAATAGTGTTCCAACTGTAGAAGATTGGCTTGGGCTTGCCCCAAGGCATAATTTGATTATCTTCCCACTTGATAATATTGTCGTACAGTTTCCACATTGTAGGAGTAGTTAGCGATGTGATAGTGCTGTGTACTTGTAGCTTAACCCAACGCTTGTTATGCAACAGCAGGAAGTTACGCTCCCATTGTTCTAGGTCCATACCATAGCGAGCATACTCAGCTTCTGGTCCCCAGCAATCCATGCTTGCAACAACCTGAAAGCTCTTAAGCTTCTTGTCAGCAATTAATTTTTCAATCTGATCTAGTTGCTTTTCTAATCGTTCTGTTTTATGTTTGAGATTACTAAAGATGTGCCATTCTAGATTAGGGCAAGGATTTTTATCAAACCATTCGATGCAGCGTTCAAACTCAGGCTGATACAGCGGCTCACCGCCTAAGATCTGAAACTTGTATAGACTTTGTCCGTGCTTATCCATCCAGTTCCAAAACTTCTCACGCATAATATCGTAATCAGGATTGTTGGGCCACTGATATACTTCTAGATCGTCTTTAACGATCTCGCCATGCTTTACAATTTCTGCTTGAATAACACTGCTGAACTTTGCGCTGCAATAAGTACAGGCTTGGTTACATAAACTACTAAAATAAACTTCTAGTAGTCTAGGCGTAACTTCAGTGGCTTTGGGATTATACTGCATCTCTGGGGGCAGCATCGCTAGGTCTTTGATGTAAGCTTGACGCTCGCTGGTTCCACCTACATCTTCTACAACTTTACAATACTCACAACCATTACCGGGCCACTGGCCCTGCAACATCTTTTCTCGGTCTTGTAGTTTACCAGGAACATTATGAAAGTCTTCAATAGTGTCAACTGTAACAGGCCAATGCTTGCAACGGTGACAGCTACTGGTAGTACCGAAGTTTAAAAACAGGGTACTCCATGTCCATTTAAATTGACATGAAGTGTCCTTGTTAATAGGTAGTTCATTCCAGTGCTTGTAATGTTTTGTGTGTATCTCATCCATACCAATATTTATCAGCTAACTAAAGTGTAACCGAGATGTTATGGCATAGGAATTTCTACTAGATTCTGTTCCCGATCTAAGTATTTCATTTCTACTAGAACTGGTTCGAATTCTTGGATAGCAGCTACAACATCGTAAGGATCCAAAGGACCACAAGTGTAAACATCTAATTGCATCATTGCAGGGCTGTCTTCGTCCCAAATATGCATAGCGATGTGACTGGTCTCGATAATAGTTACTGCTGTAAGTCCTCGATTACCGGGAACGTCACAATATGTTGCATAAGGACCCATTAGTGTTTTCATACCAATCCTATCAATTAGATTAGGCATCCACACTTCTGATACATATGTTGGGTCTACTGCGGGGTTTTTAATTTCTGCACGAATAATAAGATGTTTGTGAAACTGAGCCAATAGTGTGTCCTCTTAGTCTTTGCTATCTAGCGGGCAGAGTTCAATCTCGCCGTTTACTTTACGCCACTTAACAAAGTTTGCAGAAATAAGCAGATCTACTGTTGCACCTGAACCGCGAATAACGCCGCGTTTATATGCCATGATACCGGTAACAATAGAACCAACAACATAACCTACAACTATCGCAATTTCTAAAGACATGCTTATTCCCTTAAACTGGTGTCCGCGCCCGGACTCGAACCGGGACGCTTTCGCGAGAGATTTTAAGTCTCTTGTGTCTACCATTTCACCACGCGGACATGAAAACTATTTAATACTAAACTATACACTCTACTCAATTAATTGAACTAGACCCCGCACTCGTTATATCGAGCTGTATCTGCATCACCGATACTGCACCTCACGACACCACCTCTTTCGAGGTTTTCAACACATCTCTAGCGCCGTCTAGTCCTTGCCCTCTACTTTCCCTCGGTTGTCTGGCCTGCCCGGTAGGATTCGAACCTACGACCTACGGATTAGAAGTCCGTTGCTCTATCCAGCTGAGCTACGGGCAGATAAAAACTTTTTCGCTAACTCCTAGCTAACTTATATACTATACTAAACTTCCTCGTCGTTGTCAAGATATTTTTTGAATTCGTTAGGATAAAAAATTGATAAATTGTTTGCGGAAAAGTATTTAGCTTTTAGTGTTAGATACTTTTTATCCTTAGGCATTGTTGCTTCAACTCTCTTGCCGTGATAATACTCACGCACTACACCACCGTGATTGAAAAACAATGTTATGAAGTCTCTACCAGTTTCCATTCCTACTCGACGTTCACAACTAATAATGTATGCAAAATCTTGTTGAAGTTCGTTAGCTTGATCTAATGTGTACATATTAAAATACGAAGTTGTCTACAGTATATTTAGGACCAAGTTCTGCTATTACAAACTCATGTTCGCGAATTTTAACAGGGCGAGCATCAGCACTTAGCCAAAGTTGCTTAACATGGTCAAACACAGCAGTTACAGGCAGCAGCCAATCGCTACGCATAGATTTAAGGACCACAACATGGTTAGTGTCGGTTTTAAAGTAAAACTCCTTGGTCTTGCTACCTCTGCGGAAAATATCAATGCTACCAATGTAGGTAACCGGTGTACGGTTAAGTTCTAAATCAATACCGCTTGGCAGGGTAGTATGCTCTGCTGCAATACGTTCTTTAAATGTATCTTCTTTATAGAAGTCATCCATACGGTATAACAGTCTAATATGCGGCTCTTCGAGAACACACTTAGCACTAAGTTTTAGCGCCTTTACCATATCACGCTTAAAGTCACTGTCTCGGAACTGCCCGCTTAGTTTCTGTGTAATTACTTTATCGAGAAAATATTCACGGATAGTCTGTGCTAGCTCAACAGTTTCCTTATTTGGTACATGACGTTGGATTAACTCAATAGCAGGAAACTGCCCGCCTGCCTTAAGCTCAATAATAGATGCTAGTGGATCGAAATCTAGGTCGTGTACTACAGATTCTTTAGTTTCAGTAGAAGACCTTCCGAAAATATCATCAAAAGGATTAGGCTTGTACGGAGTAGCATTTCTGATAGTAAACGTAGGTGGTGGTAGAGTTACGTCGGTTTCTTCATCACAGCTCATAATAATTGTATCACTAGCGGCTGTGCCGTGACCAATAACAAACGTCATATTATCATCGTCATCATTCATCGTGGTTGCACTCCAAAATGTTGAAAGGTTCGTTGCACACATACTGCCTGCCAGTATGAGTCTTCATCTGCACTGTGTAAGTTTTGCTGAATTGCCTTGCGAGGATCCACAGGCATCATATTAAAGATTGTGCGGCAATCACTTATCTGCCAGTATGCCCAACCCTTGTGATGATTAAATTGTCGGTATAAATCCTCAAGAATAACCATATCAAACTGCGGGCCTTGACACCAAATCTTATCCACACCAACTAGATAGCGATTTAGATCTTTAAAAAACATGTCTAGGTCAATACGCCCAAAATCGCTAAACGCTTCTTCTTGAATATGTTCTGCTTGCTTCCCCCACCATTCAATTGTACCCTGATCCACACTGCGGTCAGCGTTTAACTGTTCGTCGGCGCTGGGGCGCCAAAGTGTTTTAGAGTGTGGTTCGTTAAGTGTAAAAGGATCAAACTTAACAGCACCAACACTGAGTACTACGCAGTCGGGGTCAGTACCCAGTGTTTCGATGTCGATCATTGCATGTGTTGTCATAGTATTACTATAACATATCTGCAATATTTGTCAAGTTATAATGTGATAGTTTCTTCGTCAGAGATGCGATTTTTTTCAACTGCGTTTAGCTGTCCTGCACCTTTAACCCCGTCTACCCATTTCATTTTCTCGAAAGGATCCTGTGTGCCAGCTACAACACCATCCCACCAATCACTATGCTGCCCAATTCTATTTAAGAACCATGCAATTTTATATGCAGTTGCTACACGAGCTTGTTGCATACCAGGATGACCGAAGTCCTTAGGGTCACTGGGATTACCTTCCATATACTTACGATTTTGGAATGTAGGATCGTCGTTGTTACCAGTAATGTCAGCACGGTCATGAATAAACTCAACATCAATGCGTTCAAAGATATCCAACATATATGCAATGTGACTTAACCATGCATCGTTTTGTGCGTTCTGACTAAGGTGATCAACCAATGTAAACCAATCGCGTGGTACGATAGGAAAAATAGCATAAGGATGACCGTCGTGATTGTCACGTGGTGCTAATAGTTTAAACTGACCAGTGTAGCTACGAATAACATCGTCCCACCCGTCAGTTACCATTATACCATCATCGTTCCAGAAGAAAAGCCAATCACCGCTGGCATTGCCAGCAAGTGTATTAACATAAACATGAAGATTTTCGTAGCCCAGTGGTTTAAAGATGTTTGCTCTGCACTCCACCTTATATTCTCGCAGCATTGGTGCGATTTCTTGCTCGATATATTCACGAGCTCCTTCGTCATCGTCATCAATGCCTAGAAGTAGTTCTACTTTTTCAGGATCTGTTGCTTTAGAAATTAAGCTTTCTAAGCTGCTTTTTAAAACTTCTCTACGCCCTCTTGTGGGCAATAGCACTGAAATAATTGAATCACTCATTATACGTTTTGCTTCCTATTATGCTTGTTTTCGCCAGTAAATAGCTTGCGAATGTTTCCACGGAATGTATAGTGACCCACGTGGTTAAGTGCAGTACGAGGATCTAGATATACATCACCACCCATGTTCTGCCACAGGCGACAGAACATGTAGTCTTCGCTAAGATAGCGTCTGCTCTCAGGATCAATCATTGTGTCAAATAGTGCATACATAAATGGCTCAAACTTTTGATCAACGTTGATGTCATTAACATATTTGAGTTCTGGATGGGCATCCATCATCTGCTGAATAACTTCTTTCTTGATGCACATGAACCCTGTTCCCGCATCCTTAAGTCGTACTAGGTTATCAACAATCTGTACCTGTGGCGTGCGGTTACCGTTTTCGTCTTTGAGGAAGTCAAAGTTTACAACATAGTTAGAACTATGACCTTCAATGCTTTGTGCATTTTCATCTAGGTCTGGATTACGGGCAGCACTAATGATGCTGTCCCAGTTAATAGCCTTCTTTGGATATGCACCAACAACGACTGGCTTGTCATAAGCTACTTGACGTAACAAGTCTTCTGGGTTAAATTCGATGTCAGCATCGATAAAGAACAAGTGGGTAGCATCTTTGTTTTCCATAAAGAAACTAACTAATGTATTGCGGCCTCGAGTAATAAGACTTTCGTTGGCTAGCGTACTAATAGTGTATTTAATATCAAACTTATTGCAAAGGATAGCTAGACGCATCATACTACGAAAATACGGTTCGCCAATTTGTCCGCCATAGCAAGGTGTAGCAATAAAAATATGCTTTTGTCTAAGTAGTCCTACAGGGATTTCAATTTTTGCATCTAGTAAACGATACATAACATCATCTGTAGGCTCTGTGTTCTCTTGTACACTTTTATTAGGCGCAGCCTGTTTCTTTTCAGACTTATTAGCGGTTCTGCGTTGGTTTCTGTTTGACATATTTTCTATCATTCCTGTGTGTATGTTAACGATACTTATTAATTATAGTATGTATTTTAAACTGTTATTGGCATAAAATCTAGACTGTGTGGTGCCCTCACACGGACTCGAACCGCGGACCTGATGATTACAAATCAACTGCTCTACCAACTGAGCTATAAGGGCGCATGAATATTTATGATGTACAGAAATTACAGACAAAAAAATAGGCACGATAATGTGCCTATTTTAAAGAATATCTTAAGATTACTTTCCTTCGTGGGGCTTTTTGCTTACAAAATCGTTTAATTTTTCTGCTTCAGCAATGACTTCTTCAGTGCTGGGCATATCTTCATGATTCTTTGCTTTACCCTGCAAGATTTCTCTAGCTTCTTTTACTAGATCCAATCTAATTTCATATGGAGTCTTGTTAGACATATTTTTATTACTCCCGCAATATTATACATAATATTTATCTGTTAACAGCTATAGAGTAATCTATGTACTTAACTGAAAGTGGCACTATGGCTAGAATGGTAGCGAATCATTCAACGCCCAGCAGTTCCCGCTGTTGACGCCCTGCCGTTTTTACGGTCCTAGGACTAATAGTATTTATTAAAGTACGAAGTTATATAGATCTATTGGTTTTATATCTGGCGTTGTTCTGCAAAAATCTTCGAACTCTTGTTTTATTGCATTTAAGCATTTTGGAATAATTGTCCTAAATTGTTGGTTATATTGCCCAACATACCATTCTTCATTCATTAGAAGTTGCTCTAAAGGAAATCGGTAGGTTACATCATATTGATTGTACACACCTGTCTGTTTTGCTAAGTGCATTTTTAATGTCTCAAAACCAGTATTTTTTAGTAGAGGCGGCAGTATTTCTGCACCTAAGTCTTGATAGAACAATAAGCGTAAGGGTTGGGCAGTGCCGGATCCAGTAGTTGACGAAAGAATAATCTTGTGTTTTTTTACGGTATTCAACAATTCTTTATAAGCTATAGCATGGCAGTCTGGGTCCATCCTAAACATTTCTTTTATTATAATCCGATTGTTCTGTTCTGCGTAATTTAAAAAAGCATATGTAATAAATGGTTGGTAATCTATACTGAGTATACTAGCTTTTTGAGTATTGAAATCATATGCCAACATTGGAACGTCGCCGCCTAAAAAAGTAGGATTGTTATTATCTATGTAATCTAACATCTTTAGTTGAAGACTTATTTGCGGACTAGTAGCTTTATATTTACGACAGTAGTTCAAAAATTCACTACCACCTAACATCTCTTTATAATTAATTTCTATATTTTTATAGCTATGGTTGTATCGTTCACAGTAACGAATAGCATGAAGAACATCAGGAGCGTTAAATATGCAGTCATCCCATACAAAAGAAAAAATATACACAGTAATGTCTTTTTTTAGTTTAGAGAGCGTAGACAGTACAAACTGGCTGTCGATGCCGCCGCTTAAACACATATTTACTGCTGTAAAGCTTTTAAATTTTTCAGCCCATATTGGGAGTAGCGCCTCGTGTGTAGTATCAGCGTTAATTATTGACTCAATTGTTTTAGCATCATAATTAACGCTAAAGCCAGTGTAAAACTGTGACGGATCCATTAATATCGCACGAGCCTCCATAATATGATAAATACTTATATAAATTTACCGGTAACCCAACCATATTATGGAGCACAAATGGCTAGATATTTAATTACACTTGATTCAGGAGTACACGCAGATAATGTTGCTGCACAAGCAGCTATTGCTGCATCAGGTGCTACTGTAATAAAGTCGTATGCATTTTCATTAACTTTTGAAATTGAGTCGACTGTTGAGCAGCTAGCTGCTATCAGCGGAGTAGCAGAATCTATTGAAAAGAACGCACCGACAACTGTTTCGGTACAAGAATTAAATCAGAATCACTTAACGAACTTAGCAGCATCTAGTGCAAATGATGAAGAAGTGCAGACCTATACTCCAGAAAATGATGGTGCTGGCGGTCATGTTTACTTGGTCGATACAGGACTTTATGCAGCGCATGAGCAGTTTACAGGAAGAAGCATCAATAATTTGTACAGTAATTTTGGTTCTGATTTTGCTGACAATGCGGGACACGGGACCGCAGTAGCAAGTGTTATTATTGGTAATACCTTAGGGGTATCAAAAGATGCCACGTTACATGTTGTTAAGCTCTTTGATACCCCTACCGGCGACATCACTGTTGGAGAGATCGTTGATGCATTAGATGAAGTATTAGCTCATCACTTAGGTTCAGATCCATCTCAAGTTAAAGTAGTGTGTTTACCATGGGTTACTACACAAAATAACTTTTTAGATAACAAAATTACAGAAATGAATGCAAGTAATTTAATTGTTGTGGTGGCTGCTGGCAATGACGGGGTGGATGTTAACACAGTATCGCCTGCGGGTGTTGAAGTAGTTCTCACAGTTGGGTCATATAATCAAGACTATGAAGTAACATCTTTTACCAACGTTCCGTGGAATAACCCAGCTACTTCATACAGCAATAACTACGGTGCGGCGCTAGACCTATTTGCACTCGGAGTTAATGTATCGTGTGCAGCAAAAACAGGGCCGGGTGAATATGGAACATTCTCAGGTACAAGTATTTCTGCGGGATTAGTTGCAGGTGCTGCAATACAATGGGCTGTTAAATTTCCTAGCAAAACATCGTCGGCATTGAAAGATATCATCTTACAAGAAGGGCATTTAAAAGGCACATCAACTCTTGCATTTGAGGCAGGTTCTGCTATTTCTACAGCAAATGTTAACCGCTCTATTTTAACAGTACCATTAGCTGGGCAAATTACTTTAGGAAATTTACCTTCAGGTAGAATTTTGAATATTGCGCTCGGCCAAGTAGTAACAACGGATTTAGAACTAAATCTTGTTGATGGTGCCGACTTTGCTGTTTTAGAATTTGCTCCGCTTCCACCTTGGGTTTCATTAAATACAACTACAGGAATTTTATCTGTTGATGTCAGTGATATTGATCCCTCACTAGCACCAGGTGCGTACTTATTCGGTATTAAAGGCACTGTTAGCGGTAAAACTGTAGTTGAAGAATATTCGATCGGGTTATATAATACGTCAATCGATGAGCTAGCTGATGCTAGTCAATACTACTACGACGGGGACACAGACTCATACGACGAAGTAGTTAACTATCAGGTAGCACCGTTCGTCAACAAATTGTAATTCATTTTTAAATACAATAGTAAAAAACCGTGTTAAATACTTAGCACGGTTTTTTTATGATCAATATAGATTTAACTACTAAGAACACAGTATATAACACATTGGGTCCACAAGCACAATGGGTACAGCATCGCTTTGGTCGTAGAACCTATCCTGATGTTGATCTAGATATAGAATCTGTTAAGCAAGTAATATATCACTCATCTGATACTGTTAACTTTATCTCTGTGTTCGGGGATCCTAGTGAACACAAAGACATAGTAGAGATTTTAAACTACACTGATCAAGGCAAAATTGTTTTTAATAGTAATTTGAATTTTAACAACGATCAATTAATTGCGGTACTAAACAGTAAACAAGCATATGTTGTGTTTCCTTGCTACGGCATTAATGAATTAGCTGATAAAGTAGCACTGAAGTCCGATTGGAATCAGATTGAACGTAACTTAAAAAAATTGAATTGCACTGTTTGTGTAGAATTTTATATTTTTGAACATAATGTGCATCAACTCCCACAATTAGAAACTCTATGCAAGGAATTGTCTTTAGAACTAAAATTAACACCAGGTACTGCGTTGCATCCGGATGGATTTTCCCCTATCGTAGACTATAATGGTTGTTGGTTATATGATGTTTATTCGTGCGATAAAGATACAAAAACTGTTAAGTGGCATAATCTTCATCAAACAGTGAACGGATACAATAGTCTAATTCAGTTCATAAAGCCGGTAACAGGAGATTCTATATTAAAATTTGGAAAATTTTATAAAATAGATAGTAGTGTAGCTATCGACAGTATTAGTATAAGTGCAACAGGCCATGTGTTTCCTAGCTATGAATTACTGCAAATTTTTTCAAATGCACTATGTACTGATTGGAATTTTTCCTTCAGTAAAATAAAGCACCTTAATAAAATCAAACCCGAATACACTCATCTTTGTTCAGCTCTTACAAACATAAGTAAAATGTTAGAGTTTAATAGTTTGAGTACAAATCAATATAGCGACATATTAGCAAACTTTGCTAATAGCAATGTCTGAGATATTGTTACAATATTCGTTAGGACATTCTGTTAGGCTTTCGGGTAATGCCCAACTTTGTAATGTTGCAATGTTGCCGAAGTGTTTTGCGCCGCACCAACTACTATATATATCTCCGCTAGCATCAATGTTTAGACTTTCAAATCCTAAATAGCATCGCATACCTTTAAAACTATTTAATCCCTCATTAATGATCTGATGGCTTTGTACATACTTTGCAGTGCCATCGTCGTATAAAAATTCTGTCATCCAGTCACGAGGATCCGGCTCAAAGGCTGGTTGGTTAGGATCTGGCGGCGGCATCGGCAAAGGTTTGATACCTGGCCGTTTAATAATTTCTAAATCTACTTCTGTATAAGGCCAATATGTTTCTTGTTTGCTGCCGCGGCCTAACAACTTCTTGTACATAGTCTTAACGCATATGCTTACATTATTGTAGTTGTTGCGTTCACAGTCTTTGAACAGTTCACGTATTTCTTCAACATCATTGCCTAGTTCATTGATTCTGCCGCCGATACCTGCAATGTTAATGTCTATGTTAACATAATCTTTGATTTCGTTAATCACACTGATAAGATGTTGCTTATCCATGCTTTGTGGGTGCCATGTAATAACAACACCATTTAAATAGTGCTTTGATTTACTCCACCAGTTAACAGTGCGACTAGCATTAGTAAACACTACACTACTACAGCCATGTTCGTTGATTTTACGTATGATATCTTCAAAACCAGCCATTACTGTAACTTCGCCACCTATAAGCTCAAAGTGTACACTTTTACCTATATCAGCATAATGGCTGCATATACGGTCAACAGCATCTAAATAAGATTGTAAGGGTAACCAAGGACGACTACCATCATGTAATATAGGGGGGCAGTATTCGCACTCAAAGTTACACTGATTGCCCATATTCCATTGTACACGGATTGGACTATTCTGCTGTCTTGCATGTGGGCCTTTAACTGATATCAGTTGAGCCACAATAAAACCTTATGGACCTACAAATACAGTTCCTGCACCGGTGTCAACTCGATCTTGGCAAACTGCCTTGCTCACAGTTGCCACAGTAACCGGTTTCCCATTAGCAAATACCGAACTACTTCCGGTAGCGATAGTAGTTGCAGAGTGTGGATCTGGCCCATGGGAGGCTACAGTGTCGCCTACAACACTAACAGTCTTAAACTCAGCTTGAACTAATGGACCAATAGCGCCTGGGCCTGTAATTAACCCCGCTTTTACTAAACTACCTTTTACTAATCCTAATGCTGGCATAATAGTATTTATCCTTCTTCAGAGGCTGCTTCTAATGCCTTCTGCTCAGTGATCAAATCATTATAGTCTGCGACAGTACTAGCCAAAGTCTCCATTACAGCTAAAAACTGCTTACCTTCCGTAATAATTGTATCGGCTCGCGCTGTTAATGCAAAAGGTGCAAGTGCTACAGTGTCGCCTGCTACAACAACGATCTTAGGATATTCTAACGTCATAGTATCAGTTTCTTCGTCAAAGCCAATTAAGGTAGCAATAATCTCATCGCCTTTAGTGGTTTTAAGTGTAACCACTTCGCCGAGTAATTCTGTTATATTATACAACATGTTGTGTTTTCCTGTGGTTATAGTGAACCTAGGCTAGTAAGCCCAAGTTTAGTTTTAATAGTATCTACGCCTAATTCGTTAAGTCCCGCGAATCCGCCTTCAACAAATAGCTTGCCTTCTCGATAAATCTGAGGCATAGTTCTATGACCTTCGTTGATGACAAACTCTCGAGCAACGTCATCTGTATCTATGTTTACTTCTTCAAACGGAATATCATTGTTTTTTAATAGAGCCTTTGCTTGTAAGCAATAGCCGCAATTGTTCTTTGAATATAGTGTAAGCATTATAAACTTAATCCTTTAAATGTATCCTGATCTACGTCTTGTTTTGTGCCGCCGATAACATAGCTTGTAATTTCTGTTTCCTGCGGTGCTACTTGTACTTCGCCGCCGCTGATCCATTTTTGTGTCCACGGTAGGGGATTACTTGCGCTAGTAGCATATGGCACAGTTAATCCTACTGAGCGCATACGCTTTGCAGCAATCCATTCAACATATTGTTTCAGTAGTTCGGCATTGAGGCCAATCATGCTTCCATCTTTAAAGAGGTAATCAGCCCAATCCTTTTCTTGACGAACTGCTTCCATAAACATTTCCAACGCATGTCCTTCACACTCAGCAGCAATCTTCTCAAAGTCTTTGTCGTCTTGCGGCAATAACTTTAACATCTGTTGTGTGCTAGCTAGGTGAACATTTTCATCGCGAGCAATTAGTTTAATAATCTTAGCGTTGCCTTCCATCTTCTTTAGTTCAGCAAACGCCCAACTACAAGCAAAACTTACATAAAAGCGTACACCTTCTAAGATATTAACACTCATCAAGCATAGCCATAGCTGCTTTTTTAGTTCATATAGATCGACTACAACTTTCTTTCCGTTGACAGTATGCGTGCCTTCACCTAAGAGAGTGTACCAACTGTTCATTTCAATCAGTTTATCATAGTTCTTACTTATAGTATCGGCACAACTTGTAATCTCTGTCATTGAACTCATTTCGTCAAACACCTTACTTGGATCCGAGTAAATATTACGAATAATATGTGTGTAACTGCGACTATGAATAGTTTCACTAAATGCCCATGTCTCAATCCATGTTTCTAACTCAGGAATACCAACAATAGGCAAGAACGCTAGATTAGGACTGCGACCTTGTACGCTGTCAAGTAAGATCTGACGCTTTAGATTACTGGTAAAGATGTGCTGTTCATGTTCAGTAAGATCTTTAAAATCCTTAGCATCACGAACAATATCAACCTCTTCTGGTCTCCAGAAAAAACCTAACTGCTTTTCAGTAAGTTTATCAAACTGGCGATACTTTAGTACGTCATAACGCTGCATAGTAACGCCGCCATCGGCATCTAGGAACATCTTAGACTGAGTGTGATCTTTTGTACTTTTAGAATTATAAACAGAAGTAGCCATAATGTATTCCTAACTTTTTAATTAAATTTTGCAACTGTCGCAGTCGTCTTCTTGAATAACAGCATCGTCTGCTAAAGGCGCAGAGGGTTGTTCAATATCCATTTCACCTTGTCCGTCAAAAGTGTTGTTATAATATAGCTGCTTGCCGCCATACTTGTAAAACATTACAATATGCTGTAGTAGTAAACTCATTGGAATCTTTTCATCCTCATAATGTTGAGGATTGTAACTTGTGTTTACACTGATGCCTTGGTCAATATACTTCTGAAGCACTGCACAAATCTTCAAATAACCTTCCGGGCTCTTTTGATTCCACAATAGATCGTACTTGTTCTTAAGGCGAGGATAACCAGGTACTACTTGCTTAAGTTGTCCGTGCTTGCTGCCTTTGATGCTAACGTAACTGCGCGGTGGCTCAATGCCATTTGTACTGTTGCTGATCTGTGCAGATGTTTCTGCGGGCATAAGTGCCATCAGTGTGCTGTTACGCACACCATACTGTTTTAGGTCCTTGCGTAGAGTTTTCCAGTCCATGCGCTCTTTGTGCTTTACTAGTTCATCAACTTCACGCTTGTAAGTCATGTTCGGTGTCACACCGTCTGCATACTTAGTTTCGTTGCTCTTTAGACATGCACCCTTTTCCTTAGCTAGTTTTATACTTGCTTTAATGAGATAATAACTCCAAGCTTCTGCCCACTCATCTACAAGTTCTAGATTTGGATTCTGATAGTTAGTGTCATTCTTAGCTAACCAATAAGCAAAGTTGATAATACCAATGCCTAGTGGACGACGGTTCATTGTGCTTAGTTCAGCGGCAAGAACAGGATAGCTTTGATAATCAAGTAACTCATCTAGCGCACGTACTGCTAACTCACATGTCTTTTCGAAATCTGATGGATTCTTAATGTTGCCCCAGTTAATTGCGCTCAATGTACAAAGACTGATTTCACCGTTGGTATCGTTAATATCGTTCAGCGGCTTTGTGGGCAAGTTGATTTCACAGCAAAGATTACTTTGTTTAATTGGTGCAATATCTTCCTTAAATGAACCGTGAGTGTTTGCATGATCAACATTCATTAGATAGATACGACCTGTGTCTTTGCGCTCTTGCACAAATGCACTAAACAAATCAATTGCTTTTACGGTCTTTTTACGTAAGCGAGTATTGCGTTCTGCTGTTTCGTATAGTTCTCTAAACTTGTCTTGATCATTAAAGAAGGCATCATACATTTCAGGAACATCATGTGGTGAAAACAGTGTAATGTCACCACCTGTGATGAGGCGCTCATACATCAGCTTATTAAACTGTACACCGTAGTCCATGTGGCGTACACGGTTATCTTCTGTGCCTTTGTTGTTCTTTAGTACAAGGATATCTTCTACTTCTAGATGCCAAAGGGGATAATAGAGCGTTGCTGCGCCGCCGCGAACGCCGCCTTGCGAGCAGCTCTTGACTGCTGCTTGGAATAGCTTGTAGAAAGGAATAACACCTGTATGCGTAGCATCACCACTACGAATAGGCGAACCAATAGCACGAATGCTTCCTGCGCCAATGCCGATGCCGGCCTTTTGACTAACATACTTAACTACTGCACTAGATGTTGCGTTGATGCTGTCTAGACTGTCGCCGCTTTCAATTAGAACACAGCTACTGAACTGACGCTGTGGAGTACGGACACCTGCCATAACAGGAGTAGGCAAGCTGATATCAAACGTACTGATAGCATCGTAATAATCTTTAACGTACTGTAAACGGGTCTCAACCGGGTACTTGCTAAACAGTGTTGCGCTAATCATTATGTAAGCAACCTGCGGCGTTTCAAAAATTTGATTTGTTGAACGATTTTGTACAAGATACTTGCCACGGAATTGTTCCATAGCTGCATAAGTAAGCATGTTATCGCGTTCATGCTTAATGTAGTCGTTTAGCTGACTGATTTCATCTTCTGTATAAAACTCTAGAATTTCTTTATCGTAGAAGCCTTTATTGATATTGTTTTTGATAATTTTCAACAAGTGCGGAGGATCGAAGCTACCATATACATGCTTACGCAAATGATAGTTAATTAGTCTACCAGCTACATACTGGTAATTTGGTGTTTCTTCGCTGATAAGATCAGCCGCGGATTTGATCAATGTTTCTTGAATATCGCTGCTAGTAATGCCATTATAAAATTGAATATGGCTTTTAATCTCAACTTCACTAGGACTTACACCGCTGATACCCTCACAGGCATGGAACACTACCTTATGAAGTTTATCTAAATTTAGTTCTTCTTTACTACCGTCTCTTTTTGCAATTAGAATAGGCTTGGACATCTACTATATTTCCTGTCGTGTTATTATGAGTTTTGTTTCTAGAATGTATATATTATGTATTATATAGCATTGTACTTATCTTGTCAAGAGCCAAACTTATCTACAGCTATAATGTGACTAGAAAATTTAGTAGAATTGTTTTCGCAATAATCTAAGCTAACTATAGAATCCTGCAGGAAATTATAGACACGCTCGTTATAAACAAATACCAAACCATCGGCTC